AGGAAAGTTTCATTCCAACTAAAACCAGATAAATTTGGTTTGGTTGGTGAGTTTTCTTATGCTTCATACATGAATACCGCTATTGAAGCTGTTCAAAATAGTAATGTTCCAGATAACATTAAAGAATATTTAGCCAATCTTGTTCGTAAAGCATACAACAAAATATCAGATGATAAATTAATTTTGTCTTTTGTTCATGCCGAAGCCGATCAAGGTTTAATTAACACTATTAACAACGACTTCATGGAAGTTATTGGTCCTGTCTTGGCAATTCAAAAACAAGGTTATTCAAACAAGTCAATAATCTATTTTCCATCTAAAGGTAATGAAGCTTTGTTGGATTTTAAAATTATTGACAAAGGTGTAAACTATATATATTCATCAAAAACTGCCGCTACAAAGCAAACCAACACAATTAAGTCGAATGATATTTTAAAAGGTTTAGATGGTGTTGATACTTCAAAGTACAGTAAACAAATTGAAATTCTAAAGATTGTTTCTGAATCTCCAACAACAAAGCTTCCTATTATATTGGCCAAATATCTTGGTATAGACAACGATATAGATGATACTAATGTTGTAGAAATACTTCAACTAGAAAAGAAATGCTTAATTGAGATTAACAAATTGGAATGGTTACCTATTGTTAAGTTATCCATTCCAAAACTGTTGTATATCAAGCTAGGTATTTCAAACAAAGGTATTCCTTCTGAAGCTAAAATAACAAGTGGTGAAAATTTAGAAAAAGCTTACTGGCGTTCAAAGAATAGTCCTGGTCATTTCAAAGATAAAATTGGCTTACAGATATGAAGCTAATACGATTTAAAACTTTCTTAAAGGAACAGGTTCAAGCTACTAAAAGAGTTGGTATTGAACATCTTTCTAAATTAAAGCCTTTAGAGTTTCTCGAGCTTTGTGAATATTTTAAGAACGATCTTAAGGGTATTATTTCATCGGAGAAAATCAAAATAAATTTGAAAATTGATGGTGCGGGATTAAGATTTGGTATAGATTCCAACGGTAAATTCTTTATTGAATCATCTTCATCTGGACCACAATTTGATCATGGTGCTTTTTCTAACTATACTAAAAACAAGTATGGAGAATCTAACCCAATCTCTGATTCTTATGATGATGTTTTTCAGTCTTTAAAACAATATAAACCACTTCAAACATATCTTCAGAAGAACTTTCCAGATGGTGTTAAACTCTTTTGTGAACTGTTGTACACACCCCTAGCAAAAGAAATTGAAGGTAAGTTGCAGTTTCTGGTTGTTAAGTATGACAAAGCAAACCTAGGAAATAAGTTCTCATTGATATTTTTCAAAGCTGAAGATCTTAATGGGGAACAGTTAAAAAATGAAACAGAAGTTTTTAACAAATTAAAACAACTATCTAGTTCTGATATTGTTTTTGATGATCAACAGATCAAGTACGAAGATATTGATATTAACTATGAAATAAATTCATTTTATGAAATGTTGGAAGACTATGACGATATTAAGAATGTTTTAGCTTCTAGAAAATCAGCTGACAAAAAAACAAAACAAGCTATTATTAGTATTATCGAAAAAGCTCAAAAATCTATTTCAAGTAAGATAATACAAACCAAGTTTAATCATAGGTTTGCTGGTGATGAAATGGAAGGACTTGTGATATATTTTGATAGCAGTAAAGTTGTTAAAGTAGTTAGTGACAAATATAAATCTGGAAAAGAAGAATTCAATAAAGAATATCAAAAAGGTAAGTAATGGATAATTCAAACCTAGCAGTGTTTAGTGGGCGTTTCCAAGGCTTCAATCGTGGACACCAACAAGCAATTCTAGATCTTCAAAAAAGATACAAGAACTTTGTTGTGTTTATTGTTGAAGGAAAAAACAAAGATTCTAAAAATCCATTCTCTGGTGAACTACGCAAAGAAATGATTGAAACTGCTTGTCCCGGTGTTAAGTGTTTTATTATTCCTAACGGGTTTATTCCAGGTGCTATAAAGTTCTTGAAACTATGGGATGGTAAATCTGAAGTTCATATCGCTAGTGGAGATGATCGTGAAGAAGGTTACAAGGCTCAAAAGTCGGATACTAAAACACCATACGATATGAAGTTTATTAAAACAGTTAGACCAGAAGGGGTGTCAGGGACAATGGTAAGAAAAGCTCTAAAAGAAGATGACTTTGAAGCGTACAAAAAAGTAGCTGCTAAAGGTATTGATAATAAAGAGTGGTTTGAGAAATTAAAAAATAACTTAATAACAGAATCTAATTTAGATAAAGCTTTGAGGGTATTATGCGACTAATGCGGTTTAGAACCTTTTTAAAAGAAGGTGGCAACGTAGTTCTTAAAACTGGTGAAGCGGCCCAGAAGATTCCTATGGACCAAGTAGAGCGTAAAGAACTTCAAAAAGTTTTACGCGATACATTAGTAGCCCTTAACAAAAAGTTTGAAGCTAAATTTGATCATCCTCTATGGAAAAACTTTGACGAGCTTGTTAGGAAGGAAATGTTGTATTCTGGCTCTTCTAGAATATTTTTCAAGGATAGTGTTTCCGATGAAGAGTTCAAGAAGTATAAGAGCAAAGTTGGGGACCTTGATTTAATGTTCCCCTTACACCTTAAAGGTGAACTTAAACAACTACTCGATTCTATTATAGGGCAACAAGTTGGACCTTGTCGTTATGTAGATGAAGGTGGAAACAGTCCTTCCCAATACAACACTCTTTTTGAACTTCCAGAAGAATATTGGGATAAGATAAAATATGTACAAGTAGATTTTGAACCTGTTGATGCTAATGAAGAAACAGGAGAACCAACAGAATTTTCCCTATTTGCCCATTACAGTTCGTGGAAAGATATTCAAGAAGGTGTTAAGGGTCTTTTCAGTAAGTATCTTTACCGTTCTATTTTTTCAAACATAGAAAAGATTTCTAATTATGTTATCTTAACTGATTCTGGTAAGGTAAGTAAATCAAAAGAGTTTGAATCTGAAATAGGCAAATACAAGTTTTCAGTCGACCGTGGAGTTAGAATTGGGTATGTTCCTGTCATGGACGCTGATGGAACACAAAAAATGGTTGACGGTAAATTTGCTTACAAGAAAGACGATAAATCAAATTACGAACAAGGTATGCAAGTTATATTCAACATGGCGTACCAGAAAGATCCGACTGATTCTGAATTGAAAGCAATGCATTCTTTTGTGGGTTCCCTTGATCTTATAGCTCAAAACTTTGATAAGGCAAAAATAGAAAATATCTTTGTTCGTTTCATTGAACTAATCTGGGGCCAAGGTGCTCAAGGTATAGAACGAGATAACCCTAAAGGTGATTTTGAAATTAAGAAAACTGCTTATGATTTGTTCTTAAAAAAGTTCCCTTATTTGAAATCCCACGATAAACAAATACAGCAAGAATTAAAAGTATTCTATGAAAAATATTAGGAGCTAACAAATGAAATGCCCAAGATGTAAATCCCATAACCTAGAGTTAGACACAGTAAAGGGATTCTCAAATGATCCAATAAAAGAGTGTAAACAATGTGGTTACAAGTGGATTAAAAAAGATGGAAAAGAAATCAAAGACCTTCAATAGGTCTTTTTTCTTGCCTAAAATTTCACTTAAATACAAATAAAAAGGATCTAATATGATAATAACACCAATTCCATTAGGTGATGCTATTATTAAAAAAATAGCTGACCCAAATAACACTATGAATATTACTATACAACTTAAGAATAAAGAGCTTTGGTCTTTTGATGCTAAAACCAAGAAATGGGAATTAGTTGGTATTGGTAATAAATCAAAAACTGATACTGCTGAATCTTCAATTCAAGTTTTAAATGATCTTGATAGAAAAACTTTTGATATGCTTCGTAACCCAAAAGTTATAGCAAATATATTCTTCCAGTCAAAGGAGAAGAGTCTTTGGGAAGTAACTAAAAAAGGCTGGAAAAATATTGGAAAGGCAAGATGATGATTGAACTAAAGAAATATATAGGACCTATACTTTTTATTGTTCTGTCTATTGTTATATTCACTGAATGGCAACTCCTAGATTCTAAATCAAAAGAATTAGAACAATATAAGAGATCAGCTAACATACAACAAGAAATTCAAACTATGGAAGCTAAACTTGAAGGACTTAAATTAAGGGAAAAGGAATACCTAGATTTTGAAGTACAAAAAGCAAATCTAGGTAAGTCTTTAGATATTTTAGTTAAACGTACAAATGAGTTAAACAAACAAAAGAAAGAAAGGATACAAAAAGATGTCGAAAAATTATCTACAACTGATCTCTCTAACGCTTTCAATGCTATTGGTTTTCCAAACACCATTACTAGCAAGTGAACAGGTTTGCTTTGAACGGCCTGTAGCCAACAAAATTCTAACCGAAATAAAATACAATAACATAACAACAGAAAAACTTTTAGTTTGTCAGCAAACTTATTCCACTTCTAGAGTAATAAATATATTAGATAAAAAACATATAGAAGGTCTCAAACAAGATAAAGTAGACTTACTTAATGTTTCAAACGAATATAAGCAAAAGTGGATTGATACAGCTAAACAAACTGTTGATTGCGAAGCTTCAAAACCATCCAAAGTAACTTGGTTTGGTGTTGGCTTTGTTTCGGCCTTGATAGTTGGATTGGTTGGACTAATTGCAATTAAATGAGGAGTTTTAAATGGCCAGGAACGAATATTTAGACAAACATAAAAAACAGGGTACAGAGCTCAAGGTATTCCTTTACGGGGGAGCCATGCTTTCGGGCCGTGTTACCGATTTCGATGAAGAATGTATTGTACTGAATAAGTGTCTTATCGAAAGAGATAAAATAATTAGCATAACACCACAATGATAAAAATTTCTGAATTTAAAAGTAAATTAAGTTATCTAGCTAGGCCTAATAGATTTAAGGTAACTATGTTTCCACCTTCTTCATACGACCACGGAATGGACTTGGAAACCTTTGTCTTTTATGTTCAAAGTGCTAAAATTCCAGAGAAAACTCTTGGGGAAATAGAAGTTAAATTTCATGGTATGTCATTAAAACTTCCTGGTGATTATACACATGAAGATCTTTCTTTAACATTTTTGAATACAGCTGAATGGGATGTTCGTACTTTCTTTGAAGATTGGGTTGAATTCATTCAAAATGTAGGAGACGAAAATATTCGCACAGATGCTATAGCTGTTGTAGATGACTGTACTATAATGATTGAACAACTTGGAAATAGTGAAGATGACGTGCTGGCTACTTATAACTTTTATGATGTGTTCCCAAAATCAGTTCAGTCTATAGAGTTAAGTATGGATGACTATGATTCAGTAGAAAAGTTTACTGTTGACTTTGCATATTCACATTGGATTAGAGACTAATGGCTAAAAAACCTTCGAAATCACCTAATGCTAAAATTGTACCACATCAATATCAAATTCCTAAAAATGGATATGATAAAGGTGATTTTCCAGTTAATATTTCTAAACTTGGTGGTTCTGGAGTAACTTCTAAAAGTTTTCATATTGACCATCTTAAAACGAAGTTTAGAGATTTAGCTAGACCTAACTTGTTTAAAGTAAAAATTAATCCCCCTTCTATGTTATCAAGTGAGTGGGGAACGGAAATTGAAGTTCTTCTTAAGTCAGCTGCTTTTCCATCCGTTGACATTGAAGAATACGCCTTTGAACATGCTGGATCGATTATACACGTTCCAACAAATAAAATAACATATAGTGATTTAACTTTAACTTTCTGGAATGATGTAGATTTTAAAATTAGAACATTGTTTAATCGTTGGCAAAGATTAGCAGTGTTTAACTGGCAACAAGATATTGGTTGTATTCCAATGTTAGCTCTTGAAGGTTTAGTCACTGTTTATCAATATGATTCAGATCATAATGAAGTATATGCTGTTAGAGTAGATAATTGTTGGCCTAAAACTATTTCTGAAATTCAGCTTTCACATGATAATGATTCACAGGCTGAAGATTTCTCCGTAACAATGCATTTTACAAACCACGAAGTTTATGGAAGAAAGAAGTAAATATGGGTGTTACAGGAACTGTTGGGTATGATTCCAAGTCAACCCTAAAAGCTATAGATTTTAAGAACTTTTTGGATATTGAAGACAAAAAGAAAAGTTCAACTATATACGACAATCTCGGTATTCCTTTAACCAATAGATTTGCATGCCTATTAAACGCTCCAAAAAAAGTAAAGTTTCAAGGTAATGGCTGGTTAGAATTTCAAGTCATGAGTGTTGATTGTCCTGGTATAGCTATTGATACCGTTCAGCAGGAACTTAACGGTATGAATAGGTACGCCTTTAAAAGTAGACAACATGATGCTCTTTCTATTACATTTTTAGAAACATCCGAATTAACATTAAGGGATTTCTTTTATCAATGGATGAAAGATTGTTATGATGTTAAATCTACAGGTGGTGTTAGAAGGGATTATTTACAACCCAATATGGCATCTAACTTTGCTATTATACCTTTAGATTTTATAGGTAAAGGTAGAAGGGTTGATAGATTTAGAGATGTCTTTCCAACAAAAATTCAAGATATAAATTATAACTACGCACAAGCTGGTGACATTGTTAAAACAACTGTCACATTTCAATATATGTGGCATGGTGTAGAAACTGTAAATATGGATTTAGACAATAGCCATACTGTTGTAAGTAGACAAAATAAACCAAATATCTAAAGGAGAACTAAAGAATGAAATTACCAAAAATCGAACCAAGTTACACATTTATCAAAACAAAACTTCCATCAGGGAAAACAATTGGTTGTCGTGGATGGAAAGTCCGTGACGAAAAGGAACTTATTTTTGCTCTGGACTCTGAAGAAAATCTAGAAGAGAAAAAGATAAACCATATTATCGATTTCCTTGGTAAATGCACTGACAACCAAAAACTGTTTATGGAACTTTCAGAACAGGACCTTAAAAAAGTAGCTTGTGAAGTTAGAAAACTTTCTAAAGGTAACACAATAGAATATAATTATCAGTGTCCACATTGTAACTTTAAAATGTTTGATACAGTTAATCTTATTGACTCTGAAGTTGTAAAAGAACTTGATAATACACCATTTGAAGTAAATGAAGATCTTATTGTTGTGTTTAAAGATTTGTCGTTTAAAGAAACAGACAAACTTTATGATTTGTATAAAGAGTCAAATGCAAAATATACATTTTATTCATTTCTAGCTTCCATTGAAGGTATAACATATAAAGGTGAAACATATACTGGATTTACTCTTAAGGATGTTGAAGAATTTCTTGGAGAACTTGATTCAGATGACCTTAACAAACTGTACAAAGCTCATGAAGAAAAAACTTCAGAGTGGTCCATTGAAAGACAAGTTAAATGTATTCAGTGTAAGAAAGAAGTTGATATCAGTTACGGAGACCTATTCAGTTTTTTAGTTTTTTAATTGCTGGTATGAGTTTGATTGATATGTACCAGCAATTTTACTTCCTAAAAAAAGAAGGTAATTTCCTTTTAGATGAACTTTATGATTTGTTTCCATACGAAATGGAAATATATTATTGGATGATAGTTAAAGAATTGAAAGATAAACAAAAGATCCAGAATCAGAGGTAGAACTTGGCAGAAGATCAAAAATCTAAATTGAATATGGATAAAGTTATTTCTGGTCTGTATGACAGATTGAAAAAAGATATCGACAAAATTCTTGAAGATAATCAGTTTAGTAATTTGGCTAAACCTATCACTGATTTTGTCGAAGCTATTTCTGACTTAAATTTAGAAAATGCGTCATATTATCTTCCTTTAGTTTTACCTAAATGGAAAGAAGCAAAAACCAAGTTCACTAATGAGTTTAAGAAGCAGAAAGGTATAATACTTTCTAAAAGTAAAAAGAAATCAAAAACAAGTGAAAATCTTAAAGATCTTTTAACCCTAAATCAAGCTAAAAACTCAGTAGAACCAGCTTTTAAGGATCTACAAAAAATTATTCCTTTAGTTGATCGTTATTTTTCTAGATTCGGGCAAATGTCAAAGAAGAACGATGACATTAAAGAAAAAGAGAAGAAAGAAGTTGCAGCTTCTAGGGCTAAAGATAGAAATAATACAATAGCTATGACTGCATTTGGTGAAGAGGGAGTCAAAGCTTTAGCGTTAGCCCGTGGTATGAAAGCTGCTTTTAAGTTTGCTACAAACAAAGAATATAGAAAAAACGCTAAAAAGACAATAAAAGATAAATGGAAGAATACCGATAAAACTGGAGCATTGCTTAAAGGGATCGGAGCTGTTACAGATTCCCCTGGTTTAATGATGCTTGGTAATATGCGTGATTCTTCTTTCAAAGCTAAACAGGACGAACAACAAGAGGCTAAAAATAGAGCAAACCAGAAAGTTAAGTTCCTTAAAGAATTAAAAAAACGAGAACAAGCTAAACTTCAAAAGAAAGTTGAGAAACAAGAAAAGCTCTATCAAAAAGTAGATAAGATACAAGCTGCTGGTGGTTTTTCTGGTATTGTTAAAAAGACAACAAAGTTTACTGTAGGGGAAGCTGGACCTGAAATTGTTTCTGTTATGCCTTTACGCTCTGGTGGTAAAACTTCTAGAAATGGTGTTTCCATCAAAGCTGCTGGTGGTTTTGGAATGGGGGCTATGATTCAACCAATAGCTACAGCCATAAAAGAACAATCTAAAATACTTAAAGATATTTTACAATCACAAAAAGATACTTTAAGTTTTCAAGAAGATGAAGCTAGAGATGCAGAGTTGAAGTATAAAGCTCCAACTCAAAAATCTACCCAACCTATTGGTACAGGTAAAGACAACCAACAACAGAATAAAAAAGATGATGATAAAAAAGGTATTTTTAACACCCTTAAAGATAAAGCTATAAATGGGTTAACTGGTGGGCAAGGGTTAGGGCTTAACAAAGGAACAGCTAGATTAGCAGCTGTTGGAGTGGGAGCTGCTGGTGGGGGGTATTTAGGTTATAAAGCTGGTGGTGCATTATCTTCAATGGCTGAAAAGTCCGGTCTTGTTGAAGAAGGTGGAACAGGATCTAAAGTTATACAAGGCGTTTCAACCGTAGCTGGGGCTGTTGGTGGTGGTTTGTTAGCTAAAACAGCTTTTGGTAAAATGTTCGGAGCTGTTTCCCCAAAAGAAGGAACCCCTGTTTATGTTACTAATGCTTCAGATATGAGTGGGGATTCTGGTCCGAACATACCAGGAGCTGGGAAAATTGCAGGTAAAGCTGGTAAATTATTAGGTAAAATCCCAGGTGTTGGTAAGTTAGCTGGTATGCTTCCAGGTTTAGGTGGTGCTGGTGGTGGAATATTAGGTGGTATGGCTAAATTTGCTGGTCCTGTTGGATTGGCATTAACTGCTGGAATGGCTGTTCATGGTGGTATGAAAGGATGGGGTAACGCCAAAGAAATAGCTGGTGTTGAAGATGGTAAAGAAGCTACTACAGGTCAAAAAGTAGGTTCTGCGACGGCAGGTGTTTTGTCATCGTTATCTATGGG